GAAGATGCTAAACTTTGGTTGTTATTACATAATAATAATGTTGTTGGTACAGTAGTAGCACATAAGTTAGAAGAACTTGGAATCTTAGGAAAAGATGCTTACAGAATAGGTGCAAGAACTTGTGTGTTAACTCATCTAATAGGAAAAGATAGAGTAAAAAGTCTGAAAGGTAAAACTGATATTCACTATTCACACGCTTCGCAATTTTTATTGCCTGCTTGTATAGAAGGTGTTGGCAGAGATAAACCCTTGTATCTTAGCACACATACTGGTGATGTTGGTAGCCAAAACAAAGTACATAATTTTTGGGCAAAGTATTTTCATAAAGCAGGTGTTCTACAAAATCCATTAGAACTTGAATACAAAGGTACATTCCAAACTTTTTGGAAAATTAATGTTGATAAATTTTATGAAACTTTATCTTTGTCTAGATGGCCTGAAGCAGAGGAAGTTATACCTATCCTAAATCAACCCAACTAGTGCCGTTGTAACCTTGGAACTTTTTAGTTGATTTATTGAATATAATCATACCTTCTTCGCCATCTACATCTGTTAAGTCTGCTTCTGTAAATCCTTTTGACTTCATAATTGGTACTGATAAAACACCTCTACCGTCAAAATTTAAGCCAGTTGGATTATCCCAAAATGCACTAGGTAAATTTTTTCCATCGCTCAACGTAATTGCAAAATCTGTTGGATATATTTCTAAGTCTGGATCTGGTGTTACGTCTGTGTTTACATAAAAACCAAAGCCACCTCCAATTTTATATGCCAATCCGTCCCAAGCGTGTACAGTGTTTACCATCATATGATCTCCAGGGTTTAGTGGAAGCATATTTTCGTGATCACCGTTAAAAGCAAAATAATTAACTTGTCCTAAGTTAGAAGTGTTAACTGGATTTGATTGTAGTTTAAAACTTATATTGTCAGCATATACTTGTAATGTTTCTGTACTATTGTAACCAATATTAATTTCGCCTGTTGCGCCGCCTTCTAGTCTTACTTGTCCTTCATTTACAGTAAGCACCGGTGCTTTAGTTTCATCAAATACTTCGCCAATTACACTACCTCTATACTCTGCAAGCACACTTGGTTTATCTGTGCCTTCCCAATCAAGCAAAGTAAGTACAGGAGAATCGTCCCAGTATGCAATGTTACCTTTGTACATTGTTTCTCTGTCAGTGTCTCCAAGTTTAAGCACAGCACTTTTTGAATCTGGATGTTCAAGTCCTGCTCTTAACACGTGATGTTTTAAAGTGTCATTCCAAGTCAATACGTGTTCGTCATCAGGTGTTAGTATTCCGCCTTTTAAATTTCCGTTAACTGTTCCGTTTGATCCGTCAACAATAATGTCACCGTTCTCATAAACAATATTACCTTTCAAGTTACCTGTTACATCTCCTAAAACAGTTCCTGAATGTACACCATTACTTGGACCTATTAGGTTACCCATAAATGTACCATTTACATTACCCACTAAGTCTACTTCACCGTGGTGTTTTCCATATGTATCACCTACAATTCTGTCAACAACTAATGTTTTTGTAACAGCATCATAAATCATATCCCCAGCAGAATTTACAATATTGCCTTCGAAATTACCTTTGATTAAACTACGTGCAGCATCTAATATAACGTTATTTGCGTTGTCTTTAACATTTCCTACAACGTCCATATGAACAGTGCGACTTGCTGCATTAATTAATACATCGCCTTCTTCATTTTCAACATTACCTACCATAGGTCCGTATAGTTTACCAAATGTTGTGTCAACTTGCACTATGCCGTCTTTGTTAACAACATTTGCTTTTATGTGGCTTAGCCAACTATCTATAATTAAAGTACTATCAGCACCTACAATATCTATTCGATACGAATCGCCAGGTATAAAATCAGTCATATTTTTCTCCTACAATGTATTTATTCTAATATTGACAAGAATGGATTTTTTTAGTATAATTAGTGTATGTATGATGTATTTTTAATTGCCGATAAAAGTTTGTTTGAAGAAGATTACAAACGACTTAAGAAAAGTATTCCTACAGTCAAATGTGTAAAAACAATAGAACAAGCACAACGTACTTGTATTACAAAATTTTTGTGGGTTGTATATCCAGACTTAGAAATAAAAGAAAACTTCTTATTTGATTATGTTCCTGATGAATGGAGCCAAGACTATATACACGTTTTTCTAAACAATGACGAATACGATGGTATTTCGTTGATACCAAAAAATGCACAAGTGTCACAAAAAGAAGTTGATCATAGATTTTTTGTTAACACTAAAGAAGTTAATATCGTAGCAAGTATGCCAACAAAGTATGATATTTTTTATACAGATACATATGAAGATTATGCAAATGCATTAGTTACAGCAAAGACAGATATGTTTTGGGTAGTTCCACCTACTATAGAGTTGTTAGATGATTTTGAATTTGACACATACTTTACTCATCATAATTCTTTTGATAGAAAAATAAATCACGTATTCCTAAATGGTGAACACCACGACGGTGTTATATTATGCAGTAAGAAATCAAAAATTAGTGCAAGAGAATGGAAGTTTATGTTTATTGCACACAAAAAAGAACATAACAAAATTGTAAGCAAACCTAAACCATATGATATTGTTTTTATAAGTTATCAAGAACCTAATGCTGATGAAAACTATAATCGCATACTAAAACGCTTTCCTCAATGCAAAAGAATACACGGAGTAAAAGGAATACATCAAGCTCATATAGAGGGTGCAAAAATATGCACAACTCCAATGTTTTGGATTATAGATGGCGATGCTGATATAGTTGAAGATTTTAATTTTGATTATCAAGTTCCTGTTTGGCAATGGGACCACGTACACGTATGGCGTAGTAGAAATCCTATCAATGGACTTGTGTATGGTTATGGTGGAGTAAAATTATTTCCAAGAGAACTTACACTTACTATGGATACTAGTAAACCTGATATGACAACTAGCATTAGTGATAAGTTTAGGGCAATACAACAAATATCAAATATTACTGCATTTAACACTGGCGAATTTGAAACTTGGAAAAGTGCATTCAGAGAATGTTGTAAGCTAAGTAGTAAAGTAATTGATAGACAAAAAGAAGCCGAAACTGATACACGCTTGAAAATTTGGAGCAGTGTTGGCAAGGATAAGCCTTATGGAGAATATGCAATCAAAGGTGCAAAAGAAGGAACTATGTACGGAGCTGCTAATAAAGGCAACATAGATGCGTTGAAGTTAATCAATGACTTTGATTGGTTAAGAGAAAAATTTGATGGACATATATAAATTATTAGATAGATTTGAAGTTCTTTATCCTGATGATGAACGTTTTGCAAATCTAAGACGTGCATACATTGATCGTGATGTGCTAAGTTTATTTCGTTTAATCGATAAGGAAGAACTGCGAAAAGCAGTAGTAGAAAAAAATATAAACAGTGTTTTTAGATGCGTTGATAACAAAAGAACAGTTGGTGAAATAGAAGATTTACGCAAAGCAGTATTAGAACATAACCTACACGCTTTGTTTAGATTGTTACCAGGTAATGATGATTTACGAAAAGCAGTGCTTGAAGATAACTTGCACAGTATTTTTAGACTTATCGATGATGAAGATCTCAAAGGACTTATCCTAAATGATAATGTTTTTAGTTTGTGGAGAATAATACAATCTTATGTAGACACACATTTTGTGTATGCTTTTAAAACTATGATAAAAGAAGATATTCCGTTTGATGAAGATTGTTTTAGTAGAGGACAACTTGAAAGTAAGTTGTGGGTAATACGTGAACTAAAAAATATTGGTATAGATCTTGGAACTGTATTTCTTTGTGCAGGATGGTACGGTACACTAGCAGTAATGTTATTTGAATCAGGATTGACATTAGAAAAAGTTAGAAGTTTTGATGTAGACGAAAGCACTGAAAAAATAGCAGAAATATTTAATAAACATTGGGTAATAAATGGATGGAAATTCAAGCCTGTGATACAAGACATACACGATATAAATTTTGAAGAGCATTGTTATATTGTTGCAAAAAAAGGTGGCAGCGATTTTGAAAGATTATGGGATACTCCTGATACAATAATAAATACCAGCACTGAACATATTGATAATTACAATACTTGGTATAATAAAATACCCGACGATAAATTTATAGTTGTTCAAGGAAATGATTATTTTGAAATAGAAGAACACGTGAATTGCAGTAAAACACTAGAAGAATTTAGCGATAAATCTCCAATGACAACAGTGTTATATGAAGGCGAACTACAATTGCCTAAATACAAAAGGTTTATGAAAATTGGATATAAATGAACTTACACTAAGACAATTGCAAACTGAAAGTGCAAGAGCTCTTAGCACTATGCAAGCCACAAACAACAATATACATATGTTCAACAAAAAAGCACACCATAATAGTCAAATGTGGTACAAGGCAGTGATTGAATGGTATGTTGATAATTACGGTGACTTGCCTAGCAAAGTAGGTCCAGGAACAGAAGTAAAGTTGATAAGCGATGATTGATCAATTTAATTATCATAGCTGCAAAGAATTTCCTCATTCAACTTTGTATTTTGACAAGAGTAAACCTTGTTGCAATAACGCTGGACCAAAATGTGATTGCAGAGTTATTAAGGTTTGTAAGAATAGAGATCAAGGTCAGCCATTAAACAGTAAGTGGTTAGATATGTATCAAACCCTTGTGGACAAAAATGATTACTTTGTAAAAGTTTTTCAAACTAATTGGTTTGATACTATTGAGATGGAAAAATTACCTATCCTAATTTCAGTGAAAGATTTGATAGAAAAAAAAGATGTAAGATTATACAAAAAAATACAAAAAGAAACTATATTAGAAATTATGATTGCTATGCAATCAACGTGGTTAGATATGTTGGAATATAGTAAAACATTATCTGATGATGAATTTGTATTACACGGAGATTTTGGAGTAGGAAATATTGTAATTACACAAGATCTAAAAGTAAAATTAATTGATCCTGATAGTATCAATATATTCAATTTTTATAATGATGCATTGTATATACGTAAATACTATTGGGCGCAACTTCAATTAATGACTGCGTTGCAAGATTTTTTTCATAGGCAAGAAATAGAAAGTCTTCTTAAAAAACAAAAAAAATTGCTACAAAGTATAAATGATAAAACATTGGATGTGTAAATGTATAAGTATGAAGACATTAAAGAAGTACATTTAGAAGTTACTCAAAAATGTCAAGCCGCTTGTCCTATGTGCGATAGGAATATGAATGGAGGAGATGATAATCCTCATCTTACTAATGCTGAAATAACTTTACAAAAAGCAAAAAAGATTTTCAAACCCGATTTTATCAAACAACTAAAAACAATGTATATGTGTGGTAACTTAGGAGATCCTATTGTTGCAAAAGACACACTTGAAATATTCAAATATTTTAGAGAGCATAATCCTACAATGTGGCTTAGTATGAATACTAATGCTGGTGCTAGAGATATGCCTTGGTGGATGGAACTTGCACAAGTATTTGGACGCAATGGTGCTGTAATTTTTAGTGTTGACGGACTAGAAGATACAAATCATTTGTATAGACAAAACGTACAATGGGATAAAGTTGAAACTAATATGAAAGCATTTGTTGCAGCAGGTGGCAGAGCCCGTTGGGATTTTATCATATTTCAACACAACGAACATCAAGTAGAAGAAGCAGAACAACTTGCCAAAGAATGGGGTGTAGAAAAATTTATAAAGAAAAAAACAGGACGTTTCTATAGTACTAAGAAAATGACTGGTAAAGAAACACACCAAGCGATAAATCGAAAAGGACAAAAAACACAAACGTTGGCAAAGCCTAAAGAAAAACAATTTGCAAATAAAGAGTTAGACAAACAAAAAAATATTGCAAAGCAATATGGCAGTATGATTGAATATTATAACAAGTGTAAAATTAATTGTAAAGTAAAAGATGCTGGTAATATTTTTATTACTGCCGAAGGTTTGCTTATGCCTTGTTGTTGGACGGCTGGACGTATGTATAAATGGTGGCACGCCGATCCAAAAGTAGAACAAATATGGTCTCACATTGATGAAGCTGGAGGCAAAGGCGGCATTAATGTCATTATGAATGATATGAAAAAAGTTATGGAAGGTCCGTTACTGAAAAGCATCGAAGATAGCTGGAATGCAAAGACTGTAAAGGAAGGCAAATTAGGAGTTTGTAGCGAAAAGTGTGGAGCTAAATTTGATCCTTTTGCAGCTCAGTTTGCATAATTTAAGATTCATAAATATATTTAGTTAAGTAAAGTACGTATATAATGAACTTAAAAAAAGTAGAGTTAGAAATAACTAGTGACTGTAATGCTGCTTGTCCTGGATGTGCTAGGACATTGAACAAAGACCTGTTGACTATACAAAGTTTTACATTTGAAGATATAAAACGTATATTTCCACCTGATGATTATACTGGCGTAGAATTCAAGTTTTGCGGTGTTCTTGGCGATCCTGCTTTGCATATAGAATGTGTTGATATGGTTGATTACTTGTCTAGTATGGGCGGGTATTGCGAACTGAGTACCAACGGTGGTATACAAAAAGCCGAGTGGTGGTCAAGACTAGGCAAGATTGCAGCAGAAAGACCCGGACTGGTATTCATACATTTTTGTGTAGATGGTCACGAAGAAACTAACCACATATATCGTGTAAACACAAAATTCAATATTGTTTCACGCAATATGCAAGCATTTAGTTTATATGCACCAGCAGGAAGTGCAAGTTGGATTTACATTATTTTTGATCATAATGAACACGAATTAGAAAAAGCAAAAATACACGCAGAAAGTTTAGGTTTTACTTTTGCTACTAGAACTGGTATGCGTAACAGTTATCACGATTGGATAGCCAAAATATCTAAAAAAGACAAAGAAATAAAAAAAGTTGTAGTTGAAGAAAAGAAGATTACTACAACAGGAGCAAAAGAACACAGTAAGAAAAAAGATGTAAAAGATTTAGACAAATTTATTGCTGAATATAAGTTGCGTAAAAAAACAAAAAACTTTGAAACAAAAAAGCAAGAAATATTAAAAACTGTTGTGTGCAAATACATACACGAAGGTGAAATATTTATTGCAAGTAATTTAACATTATGGCCTTGTTGTTTTCTTTGGGATAGTGCTTTCAAAAACAAAGAAGGCATACTTGACAAATTAAATCAATTTGAACCAAACTGGAATAGTTTAAAACATCATAGTAAAGAAGAAATTTTACAACATCCTTGGTATGCAAAACTATTAGCAGCAAGTTGGGAACCCGGACACGAATTACATTTGACAAGATGTATTAGGACTTGTGCAAAAAATAAGGCGTATCATAACGAAATAAATTACGTAGATAATGCGATAAGTACATTATGAATAAAGTGAGTGATACGTTCTGTATTCTTCCTTGGGTACACCTTAGCACTAGACCAGATGGTAGTATGAGAGTTTGCTGCACAGCAAACGCAAGTAGTGTTGGTCCAACAAATGATAAAGAACACGGCGGACAAGTTGGTATTCTAAAAACAGATGACGGCAAGCCAAACAATTTAAATGTTACAGATTTTCAAACTGCTTGGAATAGTGAGTATATGAAAAATGTGCGTAAGCAAATGATGAATGGTGAGAAGCCTCCTAGTTGTTTGAAATGCTACAAAGAAGAAGCAGCAGGCCATAATTCAAAACGTATGTGGGAAACTGAATATTGGAGTTCACGTACAAATGTAGATGAACTAATAGCAAACACAACAGATGATGGGGAAGTACCTCCACAACTTGCATACATTGATTTACGTTTTGGTACTAAATGTCAACTTGCTTGTGTGATGTGTAGTCCGCACGATTCAAGTGGCTGGATCAAAGATTACAAAAAAATATTTCCTGCTGTGCAAAATAAAAGTTTAAAAGAAACAATGCAGTGGCAAGACAAGGGTAGCACAAACGGTAGTAGTTATAATTGGCATAAACAAAATCCTATTTTCTGGGAACAATTTTATGCACAAATGCCATATATGAAACAAATATATTTTGCTGGTGGTGAAAGTTTAATTATTGAGGAACATTATGAAATACTTGAAGAAGCCATTAGGCAAGGTATTGCAAAAGATTTGGAACTTCGTTATAACTCAAATGGAGTTGAATGGCGAGAGGATTTATTTGATTTATGGAAACAATTCAAACTTGTGCGTTTTCACTATTCGGTAGACAGCATAGGAGAAATGAATAGTTACATACGTTATCCAAGTGAATGGAAACGTACCGAAGAAGTTTTTCATATTTTAGATAAACAAACAAGTGTTAATGTTGAAATTACTGTTGCTTGTGCAGTGCAAGCATTGAACATTTATTACTTGCCAGACTTTATAAAATGGAAACTAGAGCAAGGATTTCAAAAAGTAAATATGTGGCCATTTGGTGCAGGCGGTATAAACTATCACTTTGTGTATCATCCTCCTCATTTAAATGTAAAAGTTTTACCAAATTGGTTCAAAGCAGAAGTACGTAAAAAATATGAGGAGTTTTATCCTTGGTGGGAAGCTAATTGGGAAAAAGGAATACCTTCTTGGTATAAGTATGGCAAAAAGAAAACTACATATCAGCAATGGCGTGATGCAGGGTATGGCATTAAACGTTTACAAGGTATGGTAAATTTTATGGAAAGCGAAGACTGGAGTAGACGTCTACCTGAAATGAAAGAATTTTTACATAGGTGTGATGTGCAACGTGGCAATAGTTTTGCCACAGTCTTTCCAGAGATGAAGGACATATTCGATGGCCTTGAATAGTCTTCCTTGTTACTATGCACTAGGCGGTTTGAACTTGAAGCAACAGTTTGCTACAAGTTGTCCACAGCAATCTGATAGATTACAGTGGTTAGCAAAAGGACATTTACCTAGTCAATATTTTAACAATGAAGAATTTAAAAAACACAGATTAGATTTGCTAAGAGGCAATTGGCCTACTGGTTGTGATATGTGCCAAATAGTCGAAGAACAAAAGTCCGGTATCAGTATGCGACAGGAAACACCACCTGATACACGTTGGACTGATTATGGCACAGGTGCCACAAAGTTTGAAGGTTTAAAAACTATTGAAATACGTTTTAGTAATGCTTGTAATATGGCTTGTTTACATTGTAGTGCAGCGTTTAGCAGCGGCTGGATGACAAAATTAAAACGCTATCAACCAGATGAAATTGATCGTGAACACCACTTGGTACAACTTACACAAGATATGCATAGAAAACACATAGATGAAGCAATGCGTATTGAGCTAGATACAAAAATGGCTCTAGAAGTAGTTGATGACCTTATTGAAAACTTTCCTAATTTAGAAAGAGTTGATTTTGCAGGTGGAGAGGTGTTGTATCAAAAACCATTTCTACCTACACTTGATAGACTTGCAGAACATCCAAATGCAAAAAATATGTTTATAATGTTTCATACAAATTTTAATGCTCCATTTGATCCTGTAGCTCTTAGTCACCGCTTGGATAAATTTGGCAGCAGTGAAGTAAAAATAAGTATTGATTGTAGTCCAGGAATGTATCAATATTTTAGAGGCGGCGATTGGGACGTATTAGCAAAAAATATTGCAACTTTTAAATCTGTAAGAAGTAGGAAAACAAAAATTTCATTAATATGCACAACAGGTGTATATCAACTTATGCAGTTTAAAGATATTATACAAGGATTTGTAGAATTAGAATGTGATTATATTAACATTAGTATTATATACACACCTGAATATTTAAATCCTGCTCTTATGATGTTGTATTACAAAGACGAAACTGAAAAAGAAATAAACAGTGCTATTGCATACTTAACTAAATTTACATCAAAAGACAGAAGTGACTGTTTTATTGCTTATCAAGGCATAAAAAACATATGGGAATATATACATAACCATCGAGTAGAAGAAAAACATTGGACAGCATTTAAAGAATATATTAAAAAAACTGATGTTATATGGAAACAAGAATTTAACGACCACTTTACAAATTATCAATTTGATAAAAATACAAATAGGATATTAAGAAATGTTTGAAACAAGTAATAAATTTTATGAAAAACTAGGAGATGAATTTATTATCACTAAAATAAACCATTTAGATATTGCATTTAGTAAAAAATGGAAACGTATAGGTGTAAATTTAAGTGGAGGTGCTGATAGTGCATTACTTTGCTTTGTATTAGGTAAGATAATTGTTGATAATAATTTAGATTGTAAAATAGATGTAATCACATATCAGCGTTGTTGGGAAACTAGACCTTGGCAAGGATGGTGGAGTATACAAGTTTTCAATAAATTACAAAGTTTATATCCTAATATTATAGAAAATAGACATACAACATTCATACCACCTGCATTAGAACACGGTGTAAGTGGTCCTATTATAGATGGTAGGAGCGGTGACCAAATTATTGTAGGCGAATTTAATAAATTTGCAAGTTGGGAGTATAATTTAGATGCTGTATTCAATGCTACAAGTAAGAATCCAGACGACTCACGTGAAGATCGTATGAAAAATAGAGATGGTGACGCAGAAAATGCAAAAAGTTGGGATTTAATTTGGTTCAGTCCTAAATTAAAAACACATTTTTGTCATCCGTTTAGGTTTGTCAAGAAGGATTGGATTGTAGCTCAATATCATCTTTACAATATACTTGATTTATATTATACTACACGTAGTTGTGAAGGAGATATCAACCATAATCCCGCAGTATCTGATGTTGTAAAAGATTTTACTAAGTACACATTAGGTATGGAAGTTCCTGTGTGTAATGAATGCTGGTGGTGTGATGAAAGACAGTGGGCTGAACAAAGAGTGCCTGAAATGATAAAGGAAATTGATGAGTTTTGATACTATAGATCTGCTTACTGGGCACGTTTTCCAAGTTACTTGGGATACCGGACGTAGGTGTAACTACGACTGTAGCTATTGTCCTGTGCATAGGCACGATAATTTTTCACGACACGCAACTATTGACGAACTCAAAGACAATGTTGACTTTTTGTATGAATATATTGATTTACACCTAGGGTATAGAAAGAGTAAGATTGCAAATATTGGATTTACAGGCGGAGAACCAACAGTCAATCCAAACTTTATACCATTTGCAAAATATTTAAGATCTGAGTATGATACCAAATATAGGGATAAATGGGAATGTGGTTTTGCATTGACATCAAATGGTGCAATGGGTGAAAAAATGGGTCAAGCAGTAATGGAAAATTTTGATCACGCTACTGTAAGTTATCATAGTGAAAGCGATCAAAAACTAAAAGATCAAGTTAGGAATAGAATATTACAATTTCATTACAAAGGACAAGAACATAATTTTACTGTAAGTGTAAATGTTATGTTTCACGCTGAATATTTTGACGAGTGCAAAGACTTGTGTGCTTTCTTAGAACAACATCAAGTTGACTATGTACCAAGAGTTATAGGAGAAGAGCCTGATAGTCGTCCTAGTTTTGCACACAAATATAATGACGAACAACTTGCGTGGTTCAAAGATTATTGGCGTGTAAAAAATGAAAAGAAAAACGATGAAAAAGAAATTAGTAAAGTATTAAGTGCAGCAGGCGAAAAGAAAAACGAAAAGAAAAAACTTGGAAACAGTATAGGACGTCCTTGTTGCGGAAGTAGAGATATGTTACTACACGCTGGTGCAAAAAGTAAAAAAAGTAATTTTGTAGATTTCAGACAATTCAAAGGTTGGAGTTGTAGTGTAAATTGGTTTTTCTTACATCTTGAACAGCAAACAGATAGTGTATTTCATCATCAAACTTGCCAAGCAAAATTCGAACACGGTAAACGTGGACGCATTGGCAAACTTAGTGAAGGTAAGCAAATTATTGCTGACCTAAGACAAAAAATGGAAACTAACACTATGCCTACTATTATATGTCCAAAAATGACTTGCGGTTGCGGATTGTGTGCGCCAAAAAGTATGCATCAAGATAGGTATTTAGAAGTTTTAGGAAATCACTTAGATACAGGAGTATTAAATGTTAATCACGGGTAATAAAGATTCTGGTATAGCACAGGCGTTACACAAACTTTATCCTGATGCAGAATTTTGTAGTCAAAGTACAGGATATGATTTAGCACGTAAATTAGATCAAGAAAGACTTGCAGAACGTGTATGCGAACACGATGTGTTTATTAATTGTAGTGCATTGTTTAAATTTCATCAGACTACACTTTTAAATATTGTATATCATAAATGTATGTTAGAAAAACATTGGTGTCATATTGTTAATGTTGGCAGCACTACCGATCGTGTTAAAAAAGGCGGTAGTTGGTTGTACAATGCAGAAAAGAAAGCATTGAGAGATTATTCTAATACACTAGGATTAAATGGTGTTTGGCATAGTGGACCAAAAATAAGTTACATTAGTTTTGGAACATT